AATGACAAAAGCGCAAATGGCGAAGCGTGAAGAAATTGTCAAGTCTATGAAAAAGAAAATGGACGAGTTTAAAGATCGTTACGGCGACAAAGCAAAAGATGTGATGTACGCTACTGCTACTAAGATGGCTATGAAAGAACAAGCTGAAATCTCTGAAGCAGTTATTGACGATCTACGTAAAATTGTAAAGTCTAAGTCTATCAAAAGAGTTAAATTAGGAGACGGCACACAACCACGTGTCGATCTAACAACTGCAAGTGCGCTAGTACAAGTACATGACAAACTTAATCCAGCTAACGCTAAGAAGTTTGCAGATGCTTTAGGCAAAGATGAGAACATGTTTATGAAGATGGTCGATTTTGCCTTTAGCGGAGGTAAGAAATAATGACGTTACTAATTAAAGAAATCGTTGAAGACGTTCAGTATATATCTGAAGATATCCTTGATGAAGAGGGTAACAAACAGGGTAAGAACTACTTCATCGAAGGTATCATCATGCAAGGCGATATTCAAAATCGCAATGGGCGCATGTATCCAAAAGAAACTTTAATGCGTGAAATGTCACGTTATAATAAAAACTATGTTGAAGCGAAACGTGCATATGGTGAATTAGGACATCCTGCAGGTCCAACTATCAATCTTGACCGCGTATCTCACATGTTCACAGAACTAAAAGGTGACGGTGCAAATGTAATTGGTCGTGCAAAAGTGATGGACACACCTATGGGTAAGATTGTAAAAAATCTTATCGATGAGGGTGCTAACTTAGGCATTTCGTCTCGTGGCATGGGTTCTATTAAAAAGAACAAGCAAGGTATCATGGAAGTACAAGGCGACTTCATGCTTGCTACAGCAGGAGATATCGTAGCCGATCCATCTGCTCCAGATGCATTCGTTAAGGGTGTTATGGAAGGAGTTGATTGGGTATATGATGTTGCTTCTTCTACATGGACAGTTGCTAACACTTTTGACCAGATCGAAGAAGAGATTAAAGAAATTGCAAAGGTAGATCCACGTAAGTTGGAAGAACAAGCCGCCGCAATCTTTGAAAAGTTTATCAAATCACTGTCGAAAACATGATTATTATAAATATAGAGAACAATATTACTTGTTAAAGGAGAAGTCAAATGAGTGAAGAACTAGAAAACAAGCTAGATTTGGAACTTGACGAAGCAAAGGCAACAGGCGAGGATTCTGAAAACATGGATCCAGTTACACCAGCCGGCGGTTCGCCAAAAGGAAAAAATCGTAAAGCTGATAAAAATCAGTCAGTCGACCCAACTGCGGACAAAGTCGCAGACGATGGTCCATCTAAGGGTACTAACGACACTGGACTAAAAGAAGCGTTTGCTGGTCTTTTTGAGGGTCAGGAACTTTCTGAAGAGTTTAAAACGAAGACGGTCGCAGTATTCGAAGCGGCTGTACACGAAAAAGTGCTTGCTGAAAAAGCGGCATTGGAAGAGAAGTTTGAAGCGGATCTAGCTGAACAGGTAGAAGCTTCCGTAGAAGACCTAGTAGAGAAAGTCGATTCATATCTTGATTACGTTATCGAAAACTGGATGGAAGAAAACTCTGTCGCAGTTGAGAGCAACATCAAGGTAGAAGTTGCAGAATCGCTACTAGATAGCTTAAAGGGTTTAGTTGTTGAACATAACCTTTCAATCGATGACGAACAGCGTGACGCTATCGCAGAGATGGAAGAAAAGCTTGAGGAGTCTGCCACTAAATACAACGAAGTTGTAGAAGAGGTAATGGCTCTAAAAGAAGAGAAAAAGCAACTAGAGTTAGCTAACGCTTTCAAAACTGTCTCTGAGGGTCTAACAGAAACTCAGGTTGAAAAGCTTGGTGTTCTTGCTGAAGGTGTATCTTTCGAGTCTATCGAAGATTACAGCGTAAAGCTAGAAGCTATCAAGGAGAACTACTTCACTGAATCAGTTGCACCGGTTGCAGATGAGACAGAGCTTCTTGAAGAAGAAGTTGAAGAAGAAGCTTCTAAGCCAGCCATTGACCCAACTATCGCCCGCTATGCCGATAGCATTGGTCGTCTTGCAAAATAAGTTTTTTATAAATAATAAAAGATAAATCTCAAAAAGGAGAATTTCAGATGAGAAACGAAGAACTAATGAAAAAGTGGGGCCCAGTGCTTGAGCATGAAGCACTTCCACAAATTCAAGATAAGCATCGTCAAGCTGTTACAGCCACTTTGCTAGAAAACACCGAGGTCGCTCTACGTGAGGGTTCCTCATATTCACCACAATCGCTTCTTTCAGAAGCAGAAGTTGGTCCAGTAAACCACACAGGCGAAGTTCAAAACTACGACCCAGTGTTGATTTCTCTGGTAAGACGTGCTATGCCAAACCTAGTAGCATACGACATTGCTGGCGTTCAGCCAATGACAGGTCCAACAGGACTTATCTTCGCAATGCGTTCTAACTATGTTGACGGCGCAAACAACTCTGTTAAAACAGAAGCAATGTACAATGAAGCTGACACAGACTTCTCTGGTACAGGTACTCACGCCAATGGGTTGGGTGCAGGTTCTGAGACAACTGGTACTGGTATGGCTACATCTGCGGCTGAGCAACTTGGTTCGACAAATGGCGGAAGCTTCGGCGAGATGTCATTCCAGATCGACAAAGTGTCAGTTGAAGCAAAAAGCCGTGCGCTAAAAGCTGAGTACACAACTGAACTAGCACAAGACTTGAAAGCAATTCACGGTCTTGACGCTGAAACAGAACTAGCGAACATGCTTTCTGCGGAACTACTAGCAGAAATCAACCGTGAAGTTGTACGTACAGTATACAACACAGCGGTAGCCGGTTCGCCAGACACTGCGTCTGCAGGTACTTTCAACCTAGACGTTGATGCAAACGGTCGTTGGTCTGTTGAGAAGTTCAAGGGACTTATGTTCCAAATTGAAAAAGAAGCTAATGCGATTGCAAAAGCTACACGTAGAGGCAAGGGTAACATCATCCTATGTTCTTCTGACGTAGCATCTGCACTTCAAATGGCTGGTGTACTAGATTACACACCTGCTCTAAACAGCAACAACCTAAACCCAGATGACACAGGCAACACATTCGTCGGTGTTCTAAACGGTCGCTTCCGTGTATACATTGACCCATATGCGGGTGCAAACTACATGGTTGTAGGTTATAAGGGTTCTAGCGCATTCGATGCTGGCTTATTCTACTGCCCATACGTACCACTACAGATGGTCCGTGCAGTTGGTGAGAACAGCTTCCAGTCGAAGCTAGGCTTCAAAACTCGTTACGGCATGGTTGCAAACCCATTTGCTCCAGGTGGTTCAGCGGGTACTGGTGCTCTTACAGCAGACGCAAACGTTTACTACAGACGTTCTGCTATCAGCAACCTTCTATAATAAGAAGTCGGATCAAACCGAACTTAGGGGAGCCTTCTGGCTCCCCTTTTTTTATGCATATAAATAGTAATGTAGATACAGTGAGGACAGCATGAGCCAATTACAAAACTTTCTTAATCCAAATGAGTTTCGCTTTACGTTGAGTCGTTTACCTCACGTGGAGTTTTTTGTGCAGGGTGTAACACTACCTGATATTTCATCTAATCCAGTTGAGCAAGCAACACCATTCAAAACGATATATCGCCCAGCAGATAAAGTTGAGTATGGGGATTTGACACTTACAGTCTTAGTAGACGAAAACATGCAATCATACCTAGAAACATGGAACTGGTTGATTGCACTTACGAAGCCAGAGAACTTTGAACAGTATGCTGAGTTGATTGGTGCTGGTGGTGACGGCATCTACTCAGACGCCACTTTGACAATGTTAAGCAGTAAGAAAAATCCCAACGTTGAGATTACATTCAAAGATATGTTCCCTATCAGTGTAGGCAGCATTTCACTTGCGACTAATGCTACAGATGTGGTACCACCAGTTGTTGATATGACCTTTAGATACTCATCTTACACATTTAAAGTAATTACTACTTGACTTTGACGCCAAACCTGCTATAATGCAATATGGTATATTTTTATTTTATGGAG